TCCTCAAGGAAGACGGCGACCATCTCCTCGCGGAAAATGGGGAGCAAATCCTTCTGCGCGAGACCGTCTCGTACGAGTTGGATTGTGCACCTGGGAGCTATGCCGTGAGTGGCGTGGCGGCGATGGCGGTCGCGGCGCACATGCTGCTGGCGGCGAGCGGTGCGTATGCCTTGACCGGGTCCAGTGCCACGCTGGCCCTCGGGCACACGATCACCGCCTCGCCTGGCAGTTACGCGGTCACGGGTTCGAGCGCGACGCTGCTCTCGGCACGGTCTCTCCAGGCCGCTCCTGGCGCGTATGCCGTCACCGGGTCCGCCGCGAATCTCCTGTCCGCTCGGAGTCTCTCGGCCAGCCCTGGTAGTTACACGATCAGCGGCGTCGACGTCACCTTCTCCCTGGCGCAGTCGTTCTTCCTGTCAGTGGACCCTGGCAGTTATGCCCTGACTGGGTCGAATGCGACGCTGCTCTCCGCTCGGACGTTGTTGGCGTCTTCGGGGTCGTATGCCCTGACGGGCTCGAGTGCCTTGCTCGTGTCTGGTCGGACGCTCTTGGCGAGCCCTGGCGCCTACAGCCTTACCGGGTCGTCTGCGCTGCTCGCCCAAGGGCGTGTCATGCTTGCCAGTCCTGGGGCCTACAGCCTCACGGGCTCGAGCTCGTCGCTTCTGTCGGCGAGAATTCTCACGGCCTCCCCAGGTAGTTATCTGCTCTCTGGCGCCGATGCGCGGCTCCTGAGTGCAAGAATTCTCGCTGCCTCGCCAGGCGCTTACGTCATCAACGGCGTCGACGTCACCTTCGAGCACATCATTCCCGGCGCGGGTGAGTTTTTCATCGAGGCGGAACCTGGCGTCTATGCGCTCACCGGCACATCTGCCACGCTCCTGAGTGCGCGCCTCCTGCGGGCGAACTCTGGCACCTATGTCATTACGGGTGCCTCGGCCAATCTGGCCGTGGGACGGTTCCTCGTCGCCAATCCCGGCGCGTATGCTCTCACGGGCGCCGCGGCGACGTTCCATCTCACCAGGGCGCTCATGGCCTCACCTGGGGGTTATACCCTCACGGGTGCTGACGCTGGACTGCAAGCGGCTCGCATCTTCAGTCTGAGCCCAGGCGTCTACCTCGTCACGGGTGCGCCTGCGGACTTCCTGGCCGGTCTGTTCATCTCGGTCGTCGGCCTCACCGGGACTGTGGACGACAACGGGAGGGCATCTGTCATCGTGGACATCGGGAAGTCTGGGTCCGTTCGTGATGTAGGCCTGACCGGCACAGTGGAATAACGAATGGCTATTACTGCGAATCGAAGCTTCGAGTACATCGCTGGCGACGACATCCGCCTGTCCTTTACGGTGACGGACTTAGAAGGGATCCCGGCTGACATCGCGAGTGTCGAGATCAGGGTGGCGATCTGCGATGTCGAGACCCACGAAGTGATTCTCTCCACGGAAGGCGGGTCGCCAGGTGGGTCAATAGAAACAGACCTCACGGATCCGGATTACGGGCTCTTCGATGCGACCGTGGCAGGGAACTACACCGCCGACCTCCTGGGCACCTACGAATGGCAAGCCAAGATCGACGATACCGATACGGCCACGGCTACGGTCGGACAAGGGTTCATCACGTTCTCGCGTTCACTCTTGCCAGCCGTGTAGGGGTGACGGATGCCCAGTGCGTCCCTTCACCCGTGCGCCTGTGGCTGCCAAGCACTGCTACCACCAGGGCAACGACGGTGCACCGATGGTGCTGTTGATCAGGAACATAACCGCAGGAACTTTATCGATCGGCGTCGATACAGAACAATCCGATGGCAGAGGCTTAGGGAGCAAGTTCTAACAGATTCGGCTCATGTATGCGCGCAATGTGGAGGCACGTTTGCAAGCCTGGAAGTCGACCACGTAAAGAAGCCGCGCAACGATGCCGAATTCTTTAATCGCCATGGACTCCAACCGCTATGCCGCTCGTGCCATCAGGCCAAGACTAACCGTGGTGAATAGATGGTAAGAAAATGCAATCACTGCGGTAAGTCATTCGAGCATTCTAGGTTCCGCCTGTGTTGCTCTCAGGAGTGCGTACGTGCCCGGATCGTGGTTGGCGCTCTAAAGGGACGTCCACCGGAACATCGCTCGTGCGTATGTGAATGGTGCGGGCGTACGTTCACCAGGAACAATCACGACAAGAACGCGGCTAGGTTCTGTAACAAGAAATGTAGTGGAGCGAAGCGGACCGCCCTTTCTCGTGCTCGCATTGAGGCTCAGCGTGAGAACAAGCGACAAGAGAGGGAACGAGACCTTCTGAGTAAACGGTCTGAAATATCGCGGCGAAGAATGGCCCGAATGGGACTAGAGGTGTCGTGCCGCGTGTGCGGTGGGCGGTTCGTCAAGCCATTAGGTAAAGGACTCCGCGACCTGTGCTCGGCATATTGTCGCGCTACCGCGATGAAAGCTGCCCGTAGAAGGATGCGCGAACGCCACGGAACCAAGCCGTGCGAGCGCGCCAGGGCAAGAGGATTGCCATACGAACGATGTGGGCCTATCTCCGTCGGAACCAGAGACAAGTGGCGGTGCCAGATCTGCGGAGTATCTACTCCCAGGCGGCTGCGTGGAACATACGACCCGTGCGCACCTGAGATAGACCACATCATCCCTTTGGCGCACCCAGAGTCACCCGGGCATGTATGGTCCAACGTCCAGTGCCTCTGTCGTCGATGTAACGCGAGAAAGGGCGCGACGATAGGCGGACAGTTCCGTCTTGGAATAGAGGGGGGGCCTCAAAAAAGTTTGGCCTCATGCCTCCCGAACCAGCCCAGTCTCGAATTGACAAAATCAGATCTTTCTAAACATTTGATTCAGTAAGTTGTAGGGAACACGAGAGATAAATCAATGCCGAAAGGTGGCGCAAGGGTCGGAGCCGGGAGGAAGCCGAAAGGCGATCGGGTCGTGGTGCCGATGGTGGGGCATCGGGCCCCGGTGCGACCTGAGTTGCCCCCGGTTGATCCCGTGGAGCGCGCCGGGTTGCTGAAGGCTCCGGAGGATCTCCCTGAGGATGCACGCGCGGTGTGGCACCGGTGGGCCGAGCACGCGGTCGCCGAGCGGACGTTGACGCCGGCGACGGCGGCCGGGTTCCGGCAGTTCTGCCAACAGTGGGCATATCTCGATCAGGTGGTCTCGAAGATCGGACATCTTGGTGCCAACACGAAAGAGGCTGGACCCTACCTGAAGACGTTCCTGCAGTTGTCACAGCGGCTCGATGGGTCGCTGGCGCGGTTCAAGTTGACGGCACTCGGGAAGCCGGCGGTGAGTGACAAGCCGAAGCCCGCGGCGAACCCCTGGGCGGCCTTGGGCGGGAAAGCATGAGCGATCGGGACTACATCGCGCTCGCGGCGCAGTATCAGGCGGACGTCCTGTCGGGGGCCCAGTTGGCGTGCCGGTGGGTCAAGTTGGCATGTGAGCGCAACCGGCGGGATCTCGATCGTCAGCAGTCCGAGGGATTCCCGTATCGCTTCGAGCCGGAACCTGCCCGGAAAATCTGTCAGATGGCCGAGCTCCTGCCGCACATCAAGGGGCCGTTGGCGAAGATCATCGGGAAGGACGAGCAGGGCCGGAACATCTGGAACCCGATCCGGCTCGAGCCGTGGCAGTGCTGGATCTTCTGCACGATGTTCGGGTGGGTCCATGCGGAGACCGGTCTCCGTCGGTTCAAGGTGGGCCTGATCCTCGTGCCGCGGAAGAACGCAAAGTCCACGATGGGCGCGATCATCGGCCTGTATATGTTCGCGGTCGACGGGGAAGGCGGCGCGGAGTGCTACTCGGCGGCGACGACTCGAGACCAGGCCAAAGCCGTGGCAGAAATTGCGTGGGAGATGGCCAGGCGCTCGCCGGGGTTCTGTCAGGCGTTCGGGGTGCGGGTCGGGTCTGAGACGACGCGTAGTTTGGCGATTCCGGAGTCGGCGTCCAAGTTCATGCCGCTGTCGGCGGATGCGAACTCTCTGGACGGGCTCAACGTGTCCTGCGCGGTGATCGACGAGCTGCACGCGCACAAGACCCCGGCGGTCTGGCAAGTCCTGGACACGGGCACCGGAGCGCGGTTGCAACCATGGCTCCTAGGGATCACGACGGCCGGCGTGGACGTCGGGGGCATCTGCCATCAGAAACTCGACTACCTGCAGAAGATTCTCAACGGGGACGTGGAGGACGAGACGTTCTTCGGCCTGAACTACACGATCGACCCTGGGGACGACATTCGGCTCGAATCCGTCCAGCGGAAGGCGAATCCCAACTACGGGGTGAGTGTGCAGCCGGCGGACCTGACCGCCAAGATCGCCGCGGCGCAAGTGAACCAAGCGGAGATGAACAATCTCCTCACGAAGCATTTCAACGTCTGGATCCGGAGCGAGGCGTCGTGGATGCCGGCCTCGACGTGGCAGACGTGTGCGGCGCCAGGGCTCACGCTGGAGTCGCTGAAGACGTTCCCGCTGTTCATCGGGGTGGACCTGGGGGAGACTCGCGACCCGTCGGCGCTGTCGTTGCTCTTCAAGTTGGACGCCGAGCGGTATGCGCTGATCTCGAAGATCTACGTGCCCGAAGAGGTGGTTCGGTTGTCACCGACGGCGCAGATGCCCGGGTGGGCCAGGACGGGCGCGATCATCGTGACGCCTGGGAACGAAGCGGACTATCGGCGTATTCAGGACGACCTGTTGGACCTGGTGAAGACGTGCAACGTCCGAGAGATCGACTTCGATCGACGGTCGGCCAGGCTGATGATGCAGGAGATCCGGCTGAAGCTGGAACCGAGCCTGGGCCGGGACAAGGTCGAGCGGATGGTGCTCGACATTCCCCAGAACGTCGACACGATGGATCCGGCCATGAAGACGGCCGAGGCGTTGATCCTCGGGAAGAAACTCCAGCACGACGGGAGCGAGCCCATGGCCTGGATGGTCGGGAACGTCTCCGTCGAGCGGGACCACAAGGGGCAGATTTACCCCAGGAAAGCGGGCGGGAAGGACAGCCCGAACAAGATTGACGGGGCCGTGGCGTTCTTTACCTGCCTGTCGAGGGCGATGCAGCCACAGGTCGCAGCGACGTGTCAGATCATCATTCTGGGGGCGAGATGAGCAGGAAAGAACGGATCGCAGCGATCGAAAAGGCGTTGACGAAGCTGCTGGCACGTGAACACGCGGATTCGGAGATCGGATGCTCGGCGCTGGCTAATGCGCTCCTTGAGGCGTTCGTGCGCTGCCGCCGTGACCCGTCTATCAGTGCGTCCGTTGCGGACGAGATGCGGCGCCTGGCCGCGCACATCGTGAAACTCGCCGAGGCCGATACCATCGCGCTGACGTTCATCGCCGACGAGGGGCGGCTCCACTGATGATGCAAAGCGACTGGGATCGTCGTCACAAGTTCCATGCTGAACTGGAGGACTATCCACCCCCTAACCACAGGGAGCACCGATACGTCGGGGGGCCTCCTCCTCCCAGAATTAAGCGGATGCAGTTGGCTCACGAGGTGCGCGCGAGACGTCTTGGCATTCCCTACGATCTGATCGATTTACGCACGGTGTACTCCAAGCATGGTGGGCTGTGCGGCATCTGCGGTGAGCCTGTCAGCCTTGAGACGTTCACCATCGATCACATTGTTCCGGTGTCGCGTGGCGGTCCACACACGTTGGAAAATATGCAGCCTGCCCATCGCGCCTGCAATAGTCGCAAAGGGGATTCGTGATGGCACAGCCCGAAGTGTTCACCGTGAAGGAACTCGCCGCGCGCGAGCGCGTGCACGAGCGTACAGTCAGACGGTGGGTGGAGAAGGGCGCCGTAGAGGTTCGTCGAACCCCCGGCGGATCCATCCGAATCACGGACCCTCATCACGTCAAACTCCGGGCATCTGCGGACAATAGCGGACATTCCTCCCGGTAGTCCCTTACATCTCCACACGCCAGGCCTGAGCATGGGAACCGACCCATGCTCAACAAGGCGTACAGCCTTCTCGAAATCAAGTCCATCGACCAGGCGCAGCGCATTGTCGAAGGCATCGCCTCGACCCCGAGCCTCGATCGTGGCGGCGACATCATGGAGTCCAAGGGCGCGCAGTTCAAGCTGCCGATGCCCTTCCTCTGGTTCCACAACGCACAAGCCCCGATCGGTGAAGTGTTCGCCGCCGAGGTCCGTCCGGACGGGATCCACATCAAGGCGCGCGTCTCGAAGGTCACGACACCTGGGCGCCTGAAAAGCCTCGTCGACGATGCGTGGGCGGCCTTCACGGCCAGCCCTCCACTCGTGCGCGGTCTCAGCATTGGCTGGAAACCGATCGAGTTCGTCCCTGTCGCTGGTTCCAAGGCCGTTCGTCACCTCAAATGGTTCTGGGGTGAGCTAAGCGCCGTGACGATCCCGATGAACGTCGAGGCCAACATCACCGCCGTCAAACAGTTTGACGCGTCCGCTCCCGCCGTGTCCGGCATTGGGCGACCGTCTTCCTCCCCCGGTGTTCTGGGGATTTCATCGAAAGCACAGACCATGAATGTCTCCGAACAGTTGACGGGGGCCAAGACCGATCTACAAGTGAAAAACGATCGGTTGATGGCGCTCATGTCACAAGACGAAACCAACGGCGGTCTCGACGGTGACGACGTCACCGAACGCGACACACTCCTGAAGGAAGTGCCGGCGCTCACCTCGCGCGTCAAGCAACTGCAGACGGTCGAGGATGCACAGGCTATCCAGTCGCGTCCCCTGATTCCTGCGGCCACGCGGACTGGAACCGCAAAGCCAGTCGTTGAAGTGCTACCGCGTATCAAGGGCCAGCTCTTTACCCGCTACGCGATGGCCGTGGCCGCCGGTCGCGGCAGCCTGTCGGACACACTGGCGTATGCGAAACGGTTCACGGACACGCCGGAAGTCGCCGCCTACGCGAAGGCGATGCACTTCAAGGCGGATCCTGGCACAACCGAAGTCGCCAGCCCGTCGTGGGGTGGTGAACTTGCGTACCCGAACACGATCGAGACCGAGTTCGTCGAACTCCTGCGGCCTGAGACCATCATCGGCAAGGTCTCCGGGTTCCGTCCGGTGCCATTCAACATCCCGATCATCACGCAGACCGGTGGATCCACCTTCGGGTGGGTCGGTGAAGCTGGCACCAAGCAAGTCAGCGAACTTTCGTTTCAGCGCGACACGCTCGGCAAGAGCAAGGCGGCCGGGATCATCGTGCTCACCGAGGAGTTGGTCCGGTTGTCGCGCCCTGACGCCGAGGCCACGGTTCGAACGGATATGGTCGAGCAGTGCGCGCGGTTCCTGGATGCACAGTTCATCCAGGTCGGTGTGTCGGCCGGTGCGAATAACCCGGCGTCGATCACCAACGGCGTGAGTGCGCCGAATGCGACGGGCGCGGATCTGGCGTCGTTCCTCTACGACTTCAAGACCGCCCTGGCCACGCTGGTGGCCGCGGAAATCTCCCTGATGGGCCTCGTAGTCGTCACGACGCCGACGATCGCGCTGGGTCTCAGCATGTTCACCAACGCCCTCGGCCAGCAGCCCACCGGGATCGCCATGACCCCGACGGGTGGCACGCTGTTCGGGTATCAGGTGATCGTGTCCGATTCAGTTGACGCCGGGCACCTCGTGATCTTCAAGCCGTCCGAGATTTTCTTGGCGGATGACGGTCGCGTGACGCTCGACGCGAGCAACCAGGCCACCCTCGACATGATGGGCGGGTCGCCTGGCGCGCCGACGTTCAACCTCTGGCAGCGCAACTGTATCGGCATCCGCGCCGAGCGGTGGATCCGGTGGCAGAAGCGTCGGCCGACCGTGGTCGCGGTGATCGATACCGCCGCCTACGGCCCGAGCCTGGCTTCTCCATAGTCGTCGTTCTGAACCGGCGCCCACGAACAACGGCGTGGGCGCCGGCCTCTCTCTCGGTCTGGAGTCTCCAATTTGTTGGTACCCCTCATCGCCACGGCACCGTGCGAATACGACGGGAAACGGTACGCCATCGGGGCGTCTTTTTCGGCGTACAGCGAGGATCACGCGCGCGTGTTGGTGTTGCTCGGAAAAGCTCGCCGTCGCAACCGCGACGGGACAACCTGTCCCGAAGGTCCCGACGGCCATCTAGACGAACCCGGTATCGTCGAGCCTGTCCGCCCGAAGCGCGTCTATCGCCGCCGGACCGTGGCTGTCCAGGATCCCGAGTGAACATTCTCGGCTTCTCGATCACCCGGACGAAGGCCGCGGCCCTGACGTCCGTGCCCGGATCGAGGGGCTGGTGGCCGCTCATCCAAGAACTGACGACCGGCGCTTGGCAGCGGAACGAAGACGTCGCCGTTGATACCGCCTTTCAGAATCCCACGCTCTACGCCTGCCTGACGCTGATCGCGGGTGACATCGCAAAACTCCGCCCGAAGCTGGTCGAGCGTGACGACGAAGGTATCTGGACGGAGACCGACAGCGGTAAGTGTGCGCCTGTTCTGCGGAAGCCGAACGACTATCAGACGCGGATCGAGTTCTTCGAGTGGTGGATGCTGTCCAAGCTTGGGCACGGCAATACCTACGTGCTCAAGGAGCGAGGCGAGAGCCAAGTCGTCCGGGCCCTTCACATTCTCGACCCGCATCGCATCACACCACTCGTCGCTCCAGATGGATCCGTGTTTTACCAGTTGGCGATCGATGAACTGGCCATGATCAAGCAGTCGATCGTGGTGCCTGCACGGGAGATCATCCACGACCGACACTGTCCGCTCTTTCATCCCTTGGTCGGTGTCTCACCGATCTACGCGGCGGGGTATCCCGCGATCGATGGCCTCACGAGTCGGCGGACGGCCCATTCCTTCCTCGCGAGCGGATCGCGACCGGCCGGGATTCTTGAAGTCCCGATGGACATCACCCGAGAGCAGGCCAGCGAACTCCTGCTCCGGTGGAATGAGCGTGAACCTGGGTCGATCGCGGTCCTCACCGGCGGGATGAAGTTCACGACGATCGCCATGACGGCCGAGCAGTCGCAGCTCGTCGAACAACTGCACATGACCGACGAGGACATCGCGAAGTGTTTCCATATGCCACGGCACAAGGTGGGCATCGGCGCGGATCCGACGCACAACAACGCGGAAGTCTTCAACCTCCAGTACTACACGGACTGTCTCCAGACGCACATCGAGAAGTTGGAACTCTGCCTCGACGAAGGGCTGGAGTTGACGACGGTGCCTGGCAAGACGCTCGGCGTGGAGTTCGACCTGGATGGCCTCTTCAAGATGGACACCGCAGGCAAATCGGAAGCCGCGTCGAAAGCCGTCGGCGCCGGGATGTCCTACGACGAGGTGCGGAAACGGTATTGGGATCTCGGTCCCGTCGAAGGCGGGGCGTCCCCGCTCGCGCAGCAGCAGTACCACAGCATCGCCGCACTCGCTCGACGAGACGCATCGGATGAGGCCTTCGGCGCGAAGCCTGCGCCGCCACCCGAACCTGAGCCCGATCCAGAGCCGGAAGAGAAAGCCATGCCGGCCGGAGAGTTCCTGATGACCATCCGTCGAAAGGTGGCCGAGATGGCCCACGTATGACGTTGACGGCGGAACTCGCGGACGTGATTTCCATCGCCATTCACGACGCTACGGCGCCACTGCTGGCGAAGATTGCGCTCCTCGAGGCGCGTCCTGTCGTGGCGCCTGATGCTGTGGACGCACTGAAGGACTTCGCCGCTGATACGCGCGCGCGGCTGTTGGCGATCGAGTCGAGGCCGGTGATTCCTGGACCTCGTGGCGAGATCGGTCTGCCCGGTGTCGACGGGAAGGACGGAGCTCAAGGCCTGCCAGGCAAGGACGGCAGAGACGGATTAGACGGCAAGGACGGAGCCGCTGGACTCAACGGCAAGGATGGCCTGAATGGTCAGGACGGTGCACCAGGGCTACCTGGATCGGGCGGCGTCAACGGCAAGGATGGGCACGCCGGCCTTGACGGGAAAGACGGCGCGCCGGGACGTGACGGCGATGATGGCACGCACGGGCTGAACGGGATAGACGGCCTCCACGGTCTCGACGGGAAGGACGGCGCCGCGGGACTCCAGGGCAAAGAGGGTGCGCCTGGCAAGGACGGCCTCCAAGGTCGTGACGGACGCGACGGCAAGGACGGATCTGCGGGCCTCAATGGGCGCGACGGAGCGGCCGGCCTGCACGGCAAGGACGGCGCACCTGGGATCGACGGGAAGGACGGCTCAAACGGCCTGCACGGCAAGGACGGCGCACCTGGGCGAGATGGTGTCGACGGTCTCGGCTTCGATGATGTGGACTTCCTCTTCGATGAGGCGCGCGGACTCGTCGCCAAGTTCAGCCGTGGCGATCAGGTCAAGGAACAGCCCATTCCGATCCCGTGGGACGCGGGTGTCTGGCAGCGCGGCCGCACCTATCCACGAGGCGCTGGCGTGACCTATGAAGGCAAGTTCTGGATCGCACAAACGGAGACGGCAACCTGGCCGGGTGACGTGAAGGCGAAGTCCTGGCGGCTCGCCGTGAGGAACGGACGCGACGGGAAAGACGGCAAGGACGGGCGGAACGGGACCGACGCATGAAGGAGCGGGTCTATTCCACCGTGCCGCGTCTCTTCACAGGGTCGACGGTCGTCTGCTTGGGCAGCGGTCCATCGCTCCGTGCGGAGGATGTCGACGCCTGCCGCGGGAAGGCGGTCGTGATCGCGGTCAACGACGCCTACAAGTTGGCGCCGTGGGCGGACGTCCTCTACGCCTGCGACAACAAGTGGTGGGGCTGGGCGGACAAGAACTACAAAGGCAACCATCCGACGTTTCCGAGCTGTGAGGCGCATCAGACCGGCCAGAAATACACACTGAAGCCGTATCCCGGCGTGCGGCTGCTTCGCTATACCGGTGACTACGGGCTGGAGCTGGACCCGTCCGCCGTTCGAACGGGGTTCAACAGCGGGTATCAGGCGATCAACCTCGCAGTCCATCTTGGGCCGAGTCGGATTGTCCTGCTCGGCTACGACATGCGCGTAGACCAGAAGAAGCGGTCCCGCGATCACTTCTTCGGGCAACACCCCGATCACACCGTGCCTCCTGTTGCGGCCTGCCTGACGGCGTTCAAGACGCTCGTGAAGCCGTTGGCCGAGGCTGGCGTCGAGATCGTGAACTGCACATCCGGGAGCGCCTTGGTGTCGTTCCCGATGCGTCCGCTGGCCGAAGTCTTCGCGGAACGCATGGCGGTGGCGTCGTAATGGTGCCCTTGACCACCACGCCGGACAAGGCGCAACTGCAGGCGTTCGGGGCCATTGTGGCCAATCGGCGCTGTGTTGTCGTCGGGTCTGCGCCGCTGCCAACCAAGCACGCGAGGACCGACCCCAGCGAGGTCGTGATCTGTGTCAACGGCGCGATCAGCAGCGTTTCGGGCGTGCCGGATGTCTGGGTGCTCAACAGCAAGCCGTCGGCGGCGAGCCTTCACCTGACCATGTGCCGGCAGGGTGCCAACCGCGCGGTGAAACACGTCGCGTTCCTGCGCAGCCCGATCCGACCGACCGAGGACGAGTCACTGGCACGGCTCCGGAAGAGTGGCGCGTCGTTGGAGTCGTGGTCGGTCATCGACAAGCCAGTGAAGCGGTGGCTCGAGTATGAAATCTGCGACCGTCAGGACCACAGTCCAGGCGTCAACACGGCCTGTTCAGCGGGGATCTTCACCGCGGCGCTGGCGCTGTGGAGCGGGGCGTCACGGGTCCGCCTCGTCGGGTTCTCGTGGTCAGCCGGGTATCACTACTTGCCGAAGTTGCAGACGATTCGCGGGCATGTGGACGCCGACCAGCGAGCGCTCCGTGTGCTGGCGGATCGGTATCCAGGGCTGCTCATTGGAGCCATCGTGAAGACTGAGACGGCGGTGGCCTCATGAAGACCGTCGTCATCCACGGCAAGGTGATCGAGCCCGTGTCGCCGAAGGTGCAATTCCCCGACGCGGATCTCTGGGTCTGCACCCACACGCAGCAGCAGTACGCCAAGCACAAGGCGACGCTCGACGACTGGGACGAATGGTTCGAACTGCACCCGGTGGAACGGACGCCCTTCTATGAAGGGGTCAAGATCAAGCGCCCGAACACGCTCGCGTGGTATCGCACGCTTCCCAAGAACGGCCGGCCGATCTGGATGTTGACCGTCGACCCGTCCATTCCTGCCTCGCGACGGTTTCCGATCGAGGACGTGGAGGCGGCGTTTCCGCCTGACCCCACAGAAGACGGCCAACACTGGACGTGCCAGGTGGATTACATGATCCCCTACGCGATCCTGCGCGGCTACGACCACATCGTGCTGCACGGGCACGGCGTGAGCCAACGGCCGGCGCACATGCTCGATCACCGGGGGATTCTCTACTGGATCGGCTTCGCGCGCGGGCGCGGCGTGCGGGTGACGGTCCTCAAGCCGAGCTGGTATCGCGCACCGAAGAAGCGCTACGCCTACGAGACCGGCGGATTGAGCAAGGCGCGATGACGACGATGCTCGCGCAAGGGAAAGAGGATCGGGTGCTGATCCGGATCTTCGATCAGATCGGCACGACGAACCGCGTCGCGGTGGAGTTCGGGGCTATCGACGGCCTGCACGGTTCGAATACCGCGCACTTCCGTCTGACGGGCTGGGATGTGGTGTTGTTCGATGTGGCGCCACACGCCTCGATCGTCCACGGCGTGAAGATCACCGCCGAGAATATCAATGACGTCTTCGAGCAATACCGGGTGCCCTACGAGTTTGACTTGCTGTCGATCGACATCGACGGGAACGACTTGTGGGTGTGGCAGGCATTGGCGCACCGGCCTCGGGTGGTCGTGATCGAGTTCAACCCCAAGTGGGGACCGACCAAAGCGCGCGCGGTGCCCTACGACCCGGATCGGTTCTGGGACGGTACGAACTACTACGGAGCCAGCGTTCTGGCATTGACCACGCTCGCGGAGCGGAAGGGCTACAGCCTCACCGCCTCGACCCGTTCGAATTTGGTGTTCGTCCAGGCCGGACTCCTGCCCGCGCTCGATCCCGCTGACGTGCCGCGCTCGAAAAAGCAGAAGCGACGGGATCCCGACTTTCGGCGATGGGTGGCCTACGCATGAGGGTCGATCCCGTCATCGCCCAGGAGGCGATCCACAACCTGCGCGCCACGCTGGAGCGGATGCGTGACGGGACGGGTCCGATCATCGTCGGCCCGTGGCTGACGGAGGTCGGGTATGAGCTGCTGTACTGGATCCCGTTCGTGGCGTGGGCACAGCGGGAGTATGCCCTCGACCCGGATCGTCTGATCGTGGTGTCGCGCGGGGGCGCGCGGACGTGGTACGCGCACCTGTGCAGCCGGTATCGCGACATCTTGTCGGTGATGACACCCGAGGAATTCCGACGCGGGAACCAAGAACGGATCGCGGCGACCGGGGCGATGAAGCACTTCTGGATGAGTCAGTTGGATCGGGACATCCTGCATCGGCTCACGTCTGACCTCGGTGGTGACGTGGAGATCTTGCACCCGTCGCTGATGTATCAGGCGTTCTGGGCACACCGTCCGTGGACGCCGGAATTCCGGGCGTATCTGCGGCCTCGTCCGTTCAAGCCTGTGACGCCCTTGGACGGGTTACCGGATCGGTATGTCGCGGTCCGGTTCTACACGAGCGCCATCTGTCCGAACACCCCGGACGCGCGGCGTATCGTCTCCACCACGGTCCGAGGGCTGCTCAAAGAGAGCCCCGTGGTGCTCCTGAACACCGGTGTGCAGTGCGACGACCACCACGAGTTCAGTTGTTTGGACGTGCAGTCGCCGGACTTGCATCGGATCTCGCATCGCCTGACACCGGAGACGAACCTGGACGTGCAGACACGGGCCATCGCCGGTGCGTCCAAGTTCGTCGGCACGTATGGCGGGTATGCCTACCTGCCGCCGTTCCTCGGGGTCCGCGCGAAGACGGTCTATGGCGACCAGCCCGCGATCGACAAGTTGCGGCGGCACGTCCAGACGGCGAGGCGATTGTTCTTGAGCGAGCAAGGCTATGGGGCGCTGTCGATTCGGGCGCTCCACGCTCCGCACCAGGTGTACGCCCATGCGTAGGCTCACCATCACGATCCGCACGGTGAACCGAGCCCCGAAGAAAAAGAACTATCTGGGCCGGACCGTGCGAAGCCTGCTCGCGCATGGCGTCGCGGCCGAGTCCGTCCATCTCGTGCTCACGGATCCGGATGACACCTGGCTGTCGAAGGAAATAGGCAGCCATCCCGTCGTGCGCCATGTGCCGACCGCGCGCCGGACCCCGAACGCGAACGGGCTGGCGCAGATCGCGGTCCTGGACACGGCCCCGGCGGAATGGCTGTTGATGCTGGAGGATGACATCGACGTCTGCGATGACTTCCCAGGGTCGGTGCTGCGGTGGCTCGACCGACACCAGCGGAAGGACGTGCATGTGTATCGGTTCTGCGCCTTCGGTCGCGGAAGGCGCCCAGGCCGTGCGCCTGGTCTGGCGCTCTACGACCTTCAGGAACAGCGGGGATCGCAAGCCATCGCCCTGCGCGCTGAGGACGCCCGAGACTGTGCGGCCTGGGCGGCGGTGAAAGGCAAGCACTGGAGACCACGCAGCGCCCGGTTTCAGAACGAGCCGGATAAGGGGTTCGACAAGTTGATTGGCTACTGGGCGCTCGACCGCTGGCCGGCGTCGCGGTTCGGATACGTCAGTGAGCCCCACATGGTGCGCCACGTCGGGGTGGAAAGCGGCCTCTATACCGCGAGCGCAGTCGTGAACGATGCGCAGTTCACGTCACGCGCCTGGCAACCGGAAGGACTGGCCTGATGCCGATGTTGGTCGATCTCAGCCACGCCAAGCGTCATCTGGAGATCACGACGGACGCCGAGGACACGTTGATTGTCGCCAAGGTGCTCGAGGCGAGCGACATCGTCACGGACTACCTCGCAGAGCTGGCCGATGACACCTGGACGTCTGACACGGTCCCGAAGCGCGTGCGATCGGCGGTGCTCCTGATGTTGACGCACCTCTGGGAACACCGCGGCGACGACATGGAGCCTGACGAGAAGGTCTGGCAGGCGATCGGGCGTGTCTTGGCTCGGACTCGGGCGCCGGTGATCGCATGAACATCGGCCGCCTCCGCGAGCGCGTGTCGCTGTTTCATGTGACGACTAGCCCTGATGACGATGGGGGTCACGAGGACACGGAAACCCCGTTGTCTCCACCGACGATGAAGGCAGAGATTCAGTCTGGAGCGCCGAGCGACTTGGAGCGCATTCGGTCAGGGTCGGTCATCGCGACGGACGCCTTGATCGTGCGGATGCGGTTCCATCCTGGCGTCACGATGCAGACGCGATTGCGCTGGACGGATCAGGCGGGGCGCGTCCGGAGCGCTAATGTCACAGGGGTGCACCAGGTGGACGGGCGCACCAGGGAAATGAAGGTCGTCGCGGTGGAGGTCGTGGCATGAGCGCGTCCGTGACGTTCAACGGGTTGGACGAACTGCTGCGGGACTTGCGCGATCTCCCTCGGGAGCTCGCGGATGAGGCAGGCGGGATCGTGCTGAACGCCGCGAACGACGCGAGCACGAGTATTGAGTATCCGCGGGTGAGCGGGAACCTCGCGGACCATCTGCAAGTCCAGACGAGAAACGGTGGTGAGTTCGGGGCCGTGGTGGTCCTCAAGAACACCGCCAAACACGCGCACATCTACGAGAGTGGATCGCAGGCCCGGTACAACTCCGCTGGGGCGTTTCGCGGACGGATGCCACCGGCCAGCGGTCGTCAGTCGTTCCGGGCGATGTCGATTCGGGCACGGCGGCGGATGTATGACCGGCTGCGCGCGATGCTCGTGCGCCACGGGGCGACGGTGAGCGGGGAGCCGTAGTGGCGGACAGCTCGAATATCGACGCGGCGCTCGTGGCGATGCTGGGGTCGGATTCGACACTGCTCGGCTACATGCCGAATGGCGTGTTCTTCGATGAAGCGCCACCGGGAGCGCAGCGGTTCGTGATCGTGTCGCTGATCGACGAAGTCGACGAGGCGGTCTTCGGTGGGCGTGCCATCGAGGACCACTTGTATCTCGTCAAGGCGGTCGGGCTCTCGACCACGGCGGCGAATCTGAAAGAGGCGGCGGCACGCATCGACGCCTTGCTGGAGGACCAACCGATCGGGCTGGGGTCTCCAGTCTCGGTTGAGGGGTACGAGTGGATGACGTGCCATCGGGAGCGGCGTGTGCGCTACACCGAAGTTGATGAAGGTGATCCGAGTCTGCGGTGGAGACATCGGGGTGGCGAGTACCGGGTGCAGATGAGTCTGCGATAGGAGAAGGAGAACACGATGATCAAGACGGGTCGATTCGGACAAGTGATGTGGTCGGCGGCCGGGAGCTCGCCCACCAATCTCATCAGCATGAAAGGCTGGACGCTGTCGCTCAAGACAGACTACGAGGACGTCAGCTGCTTCCAGGACACGAACAAGGTCTACATCCCTGGCCTACGTGACGTCAGCGGGACGCTCACCGGGTTCTGGAACTCGGACGATGTGGATCTGATTCAGGCGACGGAACAGACGACACCGGGGACGCTGGAGCTGGAACCGAACACCACCGAGCCGGGGTTCGTGTTCAGCGGCCTAGCCTACCTGGACGTCGACATCGACTGCTCGGTGAACGGGGCGCCCAAAGTCGCGTCGCAGTTCCGTGCGGCGGGGCCGTGGACGATCCCGGTCGGATCGCCATAGGTCGGGTCGATGTTCCAGAACGTCAATCTGCACGGGACGGAGGCCACGATCGTCTGGGGGTATCGCCCAGCGGTCGTCCTCCGTCGCTGGCAGATCGCCAAGCGAGAAAAGGGGGCCTGGATCCTGTCCGCCATCGTCGATCGGGTGGACAGTTTCCAGGCTCGACAGAAGCCGCTGTTGTTCACGGCGCCGCGCACGGGGCGAAACGGCTTCTGGGCCTTCCCGGTGAAGACGATCCAAGTGGGGACGACCCGCATACAGGCGACATTAGAACCGCCGGTCTACTGACCGGCATCGTGGAGACGAGTCCAATGGGTTTCAAGGAGACGTGTATATGGGAAAGCGGTGTCGGTTTGTCCAGCCGGACCAAGTCCGGTTGTATCTCGTGGATGTCCACAAACGAGCCCTCCAGAAACTGATCGACGAGAAGGCCCCGCCGGATGCCATCGCGGACGCTGAAGCGATGGTCGAGCAGTCTGCGGCGGACGGGGACTGGGTCGACGTCAAGGCCGAACTCAACGCCGGCGAGACGCGACGCATTTTCACGGACATCGTCAAGGAACTGAACGAGGGCGAAAAAGCCGTCCTCGATCCGAATCAAGTCGGCCTGACCAAGATGGCGCAGTACATCGTGGCGTGGTCGTTCGTCAACGCGGAGGGCCGATCGGAGCCCTTCACGGTAGCTGCGCTGAACCACCTGGAGACGGACAGCTTTCGCGAAGTCTCGGCCGCGATCGAGTGGCACGACGAGCAGGTCGGGATCAGGCGGGACGAACGAAAAAACGCCCGAACCAGCGGGAGTACATCGCCAGTGATCTCCGAGTCTGTCGCTGGATGAACGGATGGAAATACGAGTGGGTCGCTGAACTCCCGCTCGACGTGTACGACGTCCTCATGGAGATGATCGAGGACGAACAGAAGCAGCGCCACACGTAACCAGATGGCCGTGAACAGAGAAAAGAAGAACGCTCGCAGCCGCATCAGATATGCGGCTAACAGGGAGCGAATCCTTGCGCAACAGAAGGCGTACTGGCTTGCTCATCCAGAGAAACGTAAGGCGTTGTATGCGAAGCACAAGGAACAGCAGTTAGCACGAGCCAAAGATCGTTACGACAAAGACAAGAAAAAAGCGTACAACGCGGCGTATCTAGAGGCGAATCGCGCTGAAATTAGGGCGCAAGGCAGGGCTTATCACGCGGCTAATAAAGATCGGATTAGTGCGTACAAGAAAGCCTATCGAGCAAGGCAGACCACTGAGAAACGCGCTGAACTATCTGTCTACATGAAGGCGTACAAGAAGGCTTGGAACTCCGTCCACCACATTAAAAAGAGAGAATACGTGGCGCGACGGAGAGCACTTCAACAGCAAACCAAAGTAGAAAATATCGACTACAAGAAAGTATTGAAGACGTCGAATGGTCTCTGCGCTATTTGCGCGAAGCCATTCGATCTATTCGGCATCCATTTCGATCACAAGATTCCGCTGTCACGCGGGGGCACGCACACCACCGACAACATCCAAGCGACACACGCGTTCTGCAATTTGTCGAAGGGTGCGAGGGTAGGCTGACCATGGCTATCAGTGCGACCTTTAGGGCCGATTTCCAGCAGTTCTCCGCCGCCGTCAATCAAGCCCAGACACAACTAAGGTCGTTCCAATCTGGCGCCGGCCAGGTGGAGAAGGCGCTCACGCGCATAGGGGATTCCTTCAGCGGCCGGAAGGTGCTGTCTGAAGCGACGCTCGCCGTCAAGGCTGTCAACGATCTCGGCGGCGTCACCAAGCTCACCGAGGCGGAACAGAAGCGCCTCAACGCCACCGTCACCGAAGCCATCGCGAAATACAAGGCGCTCGGCCAACAAGCGCCGAAGGATATGGTCGCGATCCAGACCGCCACTAAGCAGGCCGAGACGGCGACCAGCGGCCTAGGACTGAGTCTTGCCGGAGTCGGCAAAAGCATCCTGACGACTGCGGCAGGATTCGTCACGGCCCAGGCGGCATTCAGTGCCGTCAAGTTTGCGGTCACTGGGTTAGTGAGTGAACTCAAAACGATCACCCTCCATGGCGCCACGGTCGCAGATGTCGCGGAAAACTTTGAGCATCTGACGAACGAATCAGGACGGCTCGGATCGACGCTCCTGGGCGAACTCCGTGCAGGGACGCACGGCACGATCTCGGATTTCGATCTCATGAAGACCGCCACGCAGGATCTCGCGGCGGGCCTCAACCTGACCGATCAGCAATTTGGCACGTTGGCTCAAGGGGCGTTCGCGTTGGCGCAAGCGACAGGCGGCGACGTGGCGACCGCGCTCGAGACCATGAACGACGCGATGTTGACGGGCCGCACACGGTCGTTGGCGCTCCTGACCGGCAAGATCGATCTGGAGAAAGCCGAGACCGCCTTCGCGAAGTCACTGGGGGCCACGCGCGAACAGCTGTCCGAAGAAGGCAAGCTGGAAGCCGCGCGGGTGGCAATTCTCGACAGTGTCGGCGGTGCCATTGCCCGGCTCGGCGTTCAGACCGATGGACTGGATGAGAAGGTCGCACAAGCCCGGGCGCAATGGGTGAATTTTGAAAACGAACTCGGGCGCCTCGTAGCGACCTCGCCCGTCATTATGGCCGGGTTGGATGGTATCTCCGAGGCGTTGACTCAGGCGTTTGGGGCAGAGAAGGGGAATCTCGTTCGGGCGATTGCCGATCTGATCGATGACGCGGCGATTGCGTTGGCAAACTTTGCCAAGGTGGCGGTGACGTCGGCCGGTTTCCTCGTCACGGAGTATTACGCCATTTATAAACTCTTCGGCAACGTCCGGCAAATCATCGACGGGGTGACCGTCGCCACGTTGTATCTCGGGAAAGCGCAACTGGCGCTCCCCAACGCGATCGGCATCGGCACAGAGGCCTATCGGAAGAATGATGAGGCGATTCAGCGCCTCATGGTGACGATGGTGGCGCGCGGGAAAGCGCTGAAAGACACCGACCAAGCTCAAGCCAACGTCAATACCACCTCCGGCACCTACATCAAGACCCTGGATCAGATGGTTGCCTCGATGGAAGCCGCGCGTGGCACGCAGGGCACATTGGCTACCGGTGCTGCGTCGGCATCGACCGCCTTAGGAGCCGTGGGTACGGCCGCTGGGGCGGCGGGGGCTAAAGTCACTGGGGCGACTGGAGCATTCCTCTCTGGAGACAAGGCCGCGAAGGCGCTCGCGAAGAGCACGAAAGAGTTAGCTGACGAACAGCAGCGCTTCATCGAGCTGACCGAGTCGGAATCGCTGAAGGGTTGGCTCACTGAACTGGAGCGCGTCGACGAGTTAGCTGATCGCGATCGGCAAGCGTTGTTCGACATGAATCTGGAGATCGATCGCCAGAACGAGGACATGGCGCGGCTGTCGCAGTCGTACGAAGAGTATGAAATGACGCTGTCGCAGAGCGGGGCGGTCGAACTCTGGCAACTGCAGACGGCCGCGGCGAAGGAATACCAGAAGGTTCTGAGCGACATCAACAACCAAGCCGGTCTCAAGCAGATGGCCAAGGACGCCGGCGTGTCGATCGAGGACTTGGTCCCGAAGAACTGGGGCGGGGTGTTCGAAGGATTGAAAGATGCCGGCCGGAGTGCGCTCGGCGACCTCAATAACATCTTCCGATCGGCCTTCGAAGGGGGCGGCGGCATTGGTGGCGCCGTCAAGTCGCTTGCGACCAACCTCGCGTCCAGCCTGCTCTCGCTCGTGCCGATGGTGGGGCCCATCCTGAGCCAGTTCGCGGGCGCGATCGTGGCGGGACTTTCGAAGATTGGGAACCTGTTTGGCCTTGGCAAGTCTGAGGGCCGTCGACAACTTGAGGAAGCGAACGCAGAGATCCGTATTCTGCAGGACCAACTCCTGAAGACGCATGGCTCGTTGGACAACATCAGGAACATGGCCGGGGAGGCCGGCCAGGAACTGGCTGCGGCGTGGGGGTCGCAGAACCGGGAAGGGCTGGAGCACTTCCGACGGCTGCTCGGCGACTTCAACGACGAGCTGGAGCGACAGCAGCGGATCACTGGGGTCGTCGATGACTTGCTCGGCACGCAGTTTTTCGAGGACATGCAAGATCTCCAGGAAGCCTTTGCGAGCCTGACGCCTGAGCAGTTGTCGAACGACATCATCCTGGAACGGTTGGTCAAGCGGTATCTCTCGCTGCAGGAGGAAACCGGACAGGTTATTCCGGGGTTGCAAGAGCTGGCCGATATGTGGATGGCGAACGCCAATGCGGCCAAGATCGCCACGGGCACGATCTACGACTCCACGGGGGCGATGCGTGACATGGCCACCCAGATCCAGAACGTGCACACCCAAGTCGACAAGATCGATTGGCCCGAGAAGGAAGGCTTCACGCCGCCCACGCAAGCCGAGATCGACGAGTTCCTGAGGAACAATCCTGGCGACGTCCATCGGATTCCGGAGGCGTTCACGAATACGCCGGGGCAGTCGCTCACGAACGGCGCGCGCCAAGCCTCGTCCGCCATTCAGCAGACGACCGCCAGCGCCGAGGGGCTCGAAACACAAGTGACGTCCTTCCAGCAGACGTCTGGCGTGGCCTTTGGTCAAGCCACGACGGCCAATGACGGCTTCCGGGCGAGCGTCACCACGAGCGACACGGCGCTGCAGCAGCTCGGACAGACGCAGGCGACCGTGACCGAGGCGATGATCGCGGGCTTCGATCGTGTCATCGCCACCCTCGACGCGATGATCGCGCGACTGGGGACGGCTGCGACGATGCTGGCCTCGACGCTGCAAGATGCCGGTCCCATTGGCGGCGAGCGTGCGAGTGGCGGGGAGACCGCCAAACTCTATATCGAGCCGGTCATCACCGAGAGTGGATTCACCCGTGTCGCACGTGGGCTGTTTAATGCCTTCACTGACGGGGACACTAAGGCGGACTTCGACGAGGCGCAGCCCCTGATCCGGAAGTTCTTCGGCGACGCCAAGTTGAATATCGACACCCTGGCGCCGGCGATCAACGGCGTCGCAGAGGCCAATGACGACTTCACCCTGAGCCTCACAGATAGCGATGACGCGATGTACCGTCTCGGGCGTACGCAACTCACTGTGACGGAAACGATGTGGCTTGGTTTCGAGCGGTTGATCGGCAAACTGGACGAGCTTATCGAGCGTCTCGGCACGGCGATCTCCCTGACGTCGACGCTTCAGGACACGCCTACGGTGGGACAGCGACTGGGAGAACTTATTGGCGGGGAGCGTGGCAGCGGTGGCGAGACGGCGCAGATGTACGGCGAGCCGATCCCGATGGCGTCCGGAGGATACGGCCGCGTCACGAAGCCGACGCTCTTCCTGGCCGGGGAAGCTGGATCGGAAGACGTCGCGTTCAGTGGGGCGAACAAGCGATTCGGCGGTAACAGTGAGGTGTCGATTTCGATTGCCCCAGGAGCGATTGTCGTCCAGGGCGCCCAGGATCCCCAAGCCGTCGCGCAGCAAGTCGCGGTCCGGTTGGTGGACGAGATCCGCCGGAACTTCAAGGGCACGCGCACGGATATGCGGGTCGCGTTGGGGGTGGCCTGATGGCGATTCAGTCGCTCATCTGTAAGCCGTCTGGCCTGCTCAATCTTGGCGCGACGTGGTCGCTGACAAGTGGCACGGCAGACAGTGCGCACCCGCTGACAAACCTCAACAGCCCCTACGCCCATTTGCTCTCGAAAACGACCGGGACGAGTGCCACCTACCGCGGCACGATTGCCTCGACGGCGCTCAAGGGCGTCGCATTCATCAACTGCGGGGCTGGTCTCGCGGGCCTCACGGTAGCCGTCACGAATAACGGCGCCATGCCGAGTCAGAACCTGGTGATTCCGTCGGTGTACCCGGACGGCGTGCAACTCAATGCGTTCCTCGATCTGCGCGCGGTCACGACGGCCGGCACGCAGTGGAACTTTGCGATCACCGGGGCCAGCGCCAACATCTCCGTCGGGAAGATTCTCCTGATTCGAGACCTCGACGAGATCCAGGTACTCTGGTCGGTGGGGGTGAAGGAGCGCAAGCCCACGATTATCCATCGCACGGATTACGACGTCGCGCTCGGGTATCGGAAGGCGGTGCGGTTCCGGCAGTGGCGGGTGCAGATCGGGCGCGAATCCCAGCGCGCGGCCTGGACGACGCTCCGTCGAGGGTCAGAAGGCCCGACGCAGCCGTTCCTGTGGGTGCCGGACTACACCGTGAACGACCCCGCGTACGCCTGGTTCCCTGAGCCTGAGTGGGAGCATCTTCGCCACACGCCGCTCCACACACCATTCACAGATCAGATCGAAGAGTGCAACCCCGGAGCGCCGCACTAATGCTGCTCTATATGCGGAATCCGGACCGCTCTAGCACGGCCGACGAGCCGCTCTTCTGGACCCTCGGCGGGGGCGAGCTCCACGCCGATGTCACCGTGGAGCCGACGGACGGCTATGACGGCACGGCCGGATGGCGGTCGTCTGACCCCGCTGCCTACGGTATCAAATACCCGCGGGCCGTACTCGATAACCGGAGCTTTGCCGTCGGGATACGGGTCAACCTCGACAGCCTGCCAGGGGTCGATACAGTCGTCCTTGCCGCCGTCGATGACGCAGGCAACATGCAGTGTTCCGCGTCGATCAACGACGACGGCACGATGTCTATCTGGCGCGGCACCATGGACAGCGAACTCGTGCGGTCGGAGGACGCGCTGGACACGAGCACAGATTATCGCGTTGGGTTCATGGGGTCCGTCGATCACTCCGGCGGCGACCTTGAGATCTACGTGAATGGCGAAGTGTTCATCCGGATCAACAACGAAGACACGGCCCAGGAAACCTCGAACACGTGGCGCGGGGTGTACGTCGGATTCCACGAGGATTGGGTCGCGAGTCACTTCTACATCGTGGATGGTTCAGGGTCACAGACTGGCCTGATTCACGGGGCCTATGTCAAGGTGTTCGGTCCAGACGCCAACGGCACGCACACCGCCTGGCCGCCGCTCGGCGCCGCGTCTGCGTATCAAGCCATCGACGACACGGACCCCGATGCCGACGCGACGCGCATTGTGAGCCCGGCGATTGTTGGCACGCGCTACACGGTGTCGATGTCAACACTCGCGGCGACGCTGGCGATCTACGGGGCGCAACTCTCCGCGATGGCCAGGAACCTGCCGAGCAGCGGCCTGGGGTCGCCGAGTCATGAACTTGTCGTCATGTCTGGTGGAAATTCCTTCGTCGACACTTGGCAGTCGGTGGTGACGGAGGACTGGCGGGTATTGACGAAGGTCTGGGACGTCGATCCCGAGACCGAAGAGCCCTGGACCGTCGATGGGATCAACGCCGCGGAATGGGGCGGCCAACTCCAAACGTAGAGGAACCTATGCCACGTTACGCGATCGTGATCGCCGACCCTGAGAAGCACCACGCCGCCGAGATTGATCGCAATGTCAAAGCGAATCTCGCGCACCAGGTCTCGACTCGGCGCAACATCGGGCCGCAGGAGACGGCTGCCCTGACCACGCGGATCGATCGGGCGATTCGCGCCCGCACGAGCCCGCCACGGGACACCGGAGAACTCCACACCGTCGCGGAGACGGATTGCCCGGACGGTCTTCCGAACTGCCGCAACTGTGGCGACCCTGCACACAAGGCGACATGCCGGAAGGCGGGACACTGCCCGCACTGCGGAACGGCACACGGGATCGCGCCTGACAGTTATCTGGCCGAGAGCGGCGTGGAACTGATCGAGGTCGGCGAGACCACAGGGCAGGAGTGGGACCGGAACGCGCGACGGTTTGTGCCTCGCGCGTAGTCCCTCCGTATGGCCTATTACCCCTCGAGCGCCTCTGGCCTCGCGTACTATCAGCATCCGTCCAACGGGATCGTCGGGCTGTCGGTCACCGCGAGCGCCAGCGCGAACGCCAAGGGCAGTTACTCGGAGATGGTCGCGAGTACGGCCGGGGCGACGAACTGGCTGTCTCTCACCATTACGAGCACCAACATCACGAGTTCCCAGGGGATGCTCGTGGACATCGCGACGGGCGCCGCGGCCTCTGAAGTCGTCCTCATTCCGGACCTCCCCACGGAAGGTAACTCCTTCGGCTCGCTGTGCCCAGCGGGACGGTATGGGCCGTGGCCGGTGGACATCGCGGGGAGTACGCGCATCGCGCTCCGGTGCCAAAGCGCGACGGCCGGTGGCGAAGTCCTCAACCATGCCTTTATCCATCATTGGGCGGCGGGGACGACCGTCGGAGCGACGGGCTACACGGCGTATGGCGTGGATACGTCGGCCAGCATTGGCGAAGCCGTGGACCCTGGCGGCACACCCAACACGAAAGGATCGTATATCGAACTCGAGGCCAGCACGGGCATCGTGATTCAACTGCTGTCGGTGCAGAGTGTCGCCAGTAACTCGTCACCGGGTAATCCGTCCGCATGGCGCGTGGACATCGCGACCGGGGCGGGCGGGGCCGAGGTGGTCCTGATTCCTGACCTCGTGCGGACACGCTCTGAGCAGCATCGCTCGATTTTCCCCAAGTGCAACACCTTTCCGACGTATATCGCCTCCAGCACGCGCCTGTCTTTTCGTGCGAGTTGTAACACCGCCGACGTCCAAGATCGCAACTTCGAATTGTGTCTACTCGGCGCCACCGGTAGCGCGGATACGTTCTATCCACAGAGCGCCACGGGGCTGGCCGCGATCACGTATCCCGTCGGGCCCACGGCGGTCACAGAGTTCTTGCCCGAAGGCTCAGGGAACAACGTCAAGGGCGCCTATGAAGAATTAGTCGCCTCGTCGCCCTTTACCTGCAACTGGACCGAAGTCAATCACACGCGGGTCGGCAGCGGGCAGGCTCGGGTATTGATCGACGTCGCGATCGGCGCGGCAGCGGCCGAAGCCGTCATTGTGCCGAACCTGATCAGCGAAAGTCTCGGCACGGGCAGCGAGGAAGACGGTGGCCGATTCTCGCTCCCGCTGGCGATTGCCTCCGGCACCCGGATCGCCATGCGCCAGCAGTCCAGCACGGCGGCACGCGAAGCGGAGACTGCCATCACGCTGATTGCGGCGGGGAGCGAAAACACCCCCGCAAGCTATTTGACCTACGGGGCCGACACGGCAGACAGCGGCGGGACCGAAGTCGACCCCGGCGCCGTCCAGTTCGCGAAAGGCGCGTACTCCGAACTGACGTCCGGCACCGGGGGAGTCGGTCAACAGATCGTGGTGGAGATGACGTCGCAATCGAACGCCGCGGGCATCATCTCTACGCGCTGGTCCGTGGACATTGCGACCGGGGCGGCGGCCTCAGAGGTCGTGCTGCTTCCAGATGTGGCGGTCGGCGTCGATTCCGGGGACGAGTTCTTTCAGGAGCGGTCACATAGCTTCCAGGTGTATATTCCAACCTCGACGAGGCTCGCCGCACGAGCCGCGAGCAATAACACGACCTCTGGAGATCGCCTCATTGATGTCGCGGTGGCGCTGGCCGGGGCGGGGACGTCCTACGCACAGGAAGTCACGCAGCTCGTCTTGGAAGTGCTCATCGACGAAGAAGCCGACGACCCGCCGGCGGTGACGGCCTGTTCCGGGTCCGGCACGGTGGCCTCTGGGACGAATCCCTCAGCCGGGACATCCCTCGCCACGGCCACCACGCCGCTCGCGTGGATTGAAGTCGTGGTCGACGGCACGACGCATCGCTTTGCAGGCACGGCGATCAATGACGCGACACCGAAAGCCCCGCGCGTGAAGTCGTTCGGGAGATGTGCGCGCGGGCTCTCTGATGGGGACGGGCGCTTCGAGTCACCGTCCATGACGGTGCGTCTCATTGACCATGACCGGCTGTTGCGTGGGTGGATAGAGACGGAAGTTCTCATCAATGCGGCCTTCTCGGCGTGGGTGTCGGACCTCACGACGATCCAAGCGGCCGGGGCACCGTGGCGTGAATTCGTTGGGCTCGTGCAGTCCTTCGAGGCGGTGTCCGAGTTGGAATTCGAACTCCACGCCGAGGGGCGCTTCTCCGTCTCGGCCACGGCCGCCAACCTGAAAGTCCCGGCGCGCGTCGTCACGAGTTCCATCTCCGACAGCAACCCCATCGAGCGTGTCAATGGGATGCCGGTCGCGATCATCTTGGGCGCGTGCTCGGATGAGAACGAAGACGACCCGAGGGGCGTCGTCCCCGCGTTCTATATCGCGTCAGAAACGCCTGAGGACTATGACGACAACTTGCACAAATTCCTCGTGTGCGGGCACGCGCTGAAGAATATCCAGGCGATCTATCTCGCCAACTACGTGAGCGGAGGGGATGAACCGACGACACGTATTGCGGCGCCTGAGAGCGCGTACGGGACGATTCTCTGGTCGCCTCATCAGCCGGGATGGTTCAGCGCGGGCGAGTACACCGACCAAAACGACGAGCGGTATACCTACGTCTACGGCCTTGACGCGCATCTCGCTGTGGAACTCGCACGGTCTGGGCGGATTCCGCTGCTCCTGAATGTCTGCGGCCTCGAGTCCACCGGCGACGCGACCGGCACGATGCTGTCCAACCCGGCGCGCTGTTTCGCGCTCGTGCTTAACAACCGGCTGGCGCAGGAAGCGACGGCGAATTGGCTGTCGCAACTCAGCCTCGGTTCCTACACGCTGCTCGACATGACGAGCTTCGAGGCGGTGGCGACGATCTGCGCAGCCCGTTCGTATCTGTGCGCCGGGATCATCGGCGCGGACGGGGAACAACTGGACTGGGCGGAACTCGGAGAAGTGTTCTGCCGGAACTTTGACTTTGATTGGGGCGAGAACCGGCACGGGCAGATCATCCTGTCCATGCTGGATCGGACCAGCGCCTACAGCAGCGCGACCATCTTCACCGACCAGAATCACGTGCTGAAAAACTCGCTGCGCATCCGGCCGATGACTGACCGGGTGCAGAACGAGATCCAGTTCGTCTATAAACGCAACTACGCAGAGGCATTGCACGCACTGGTCCCGAACGTAGGCGCAAGGCCAAACCGTGATCCCTATGATGGTAAGTGGTTTTCGGGCCTGCAAACCGATCCTGATGAGACGGTCATCACGGAGATGGGTGGACGGCCGCTCGGCCTGCGTCAATCGAGAGTCCAAGAGTACGGCCTGATCCGGGATACCGATACCGCGGAGGACGTCGCCCGGCAACGGCGGGAGTGGTGGAAGCGACCCCGCGCAGAGGTGTCGTTCACGGTGCCACTCGGCGCCGGGGCGGGCGTGGAACTCGGCGAGGTCATCAAGCTCACGCACTTTGCCGGAGCGACGGCGACCGGCTACACGACACGACGGCTACAGGTGCGGAGGATCGAAGACGACCTGGACGACATGACGCGGACGTTCACGACGTGGGACGTCCATAACTTGCTCGCGTAGATGAACGACCCAAAGGGACGACATGCCACCACCGCCGAAGGATGATCTCGTTGAGCAACTCGCGAAGAGACTGGACCATCAATTCAGTCTGCGGAAGAACGGCGATACATGGCCGAGTTATCTCACGAAGATCGCGACGCCAGAACGTCTCATGCTCGCGGTGCTCCTGGTCTGGCAATTCGGAGGCGAGTTCCGCGATCTGCAGCGTCAGGTCGAAGCCCTGGCCACGACCAAGGCCGAAGTCGAAGCCATTGCGATCGCGATGCAGACGCAAATCGAAGAGCATCGAGTCATCACCGCCGAATACAAAGGCACCGTTGATCAACTGATGACGGAAAACGCGACGCTGGCCGCGACCGCGAAGGGCCTGAACGAACAGGTGAGCCTAACGATCACGCGAGGGGAGTTTAACCGCGTCGTGCAGCTCCAGATCATTCCCAGGCTGGAGAAGATCGAGAAGGCGCAAGCCTCGGCGGCGGCGTTCTCTGGTGAGCAGAAGAAGTGACGCCTGGCTACGGCGATACGGATGCCCCGCTCGCGCGACCGCTGCAGGAGGCCAACGCGATGTGGGGACGTGCGGCGCTGGAATTCTTACGGATGCTGCCGGAGATCCTGCAAACGATTGAGGCGATCATGCCGGGCCGTGGTCGTGGGGCCGAGAAGCACGCAGCGGCCACCGAGCGGATCCAGTTACTCGAACCACGGGTGATTGAAACGCCAGAGCTCACGGTCTCCCGAGACGCGCTCATTGCCGCTCAAGTGGCCTACGCGAACGCGCTGCAGCGGTCGGCGGCGCAGTGATCGCCCGTGCCAAGCAAATGCAGCAACTGTGGCCGCGACGTCGACCGCACCGTCCGCCACACCGTGGACCACGGCCGCGTCGTGCGGTGCGAGCGGTGTCCGAAGCCGAGGCGCGTCTATCACCTGAGCGAGACAGATCGACGACTCCTACGCTGGATGCGAATCAAGGTGGATTGAGAGTTGGAGGGGACTGATGCGGATGATTGTTCTGTTTATTGTGGCGATCGTCGTGGCGCGAGGGCCGGCGCTGGCCCAATCCCACCCGTGCGACGCGTCGCCGACGGCAGTCTCCGTCATCGGGAATTCGCCGCTTTGGCTCTTGTTCTGCGCGAAGCCCAGCGATGACCTGGTGCGGGCGGAGGTGATCGTCGACAACGGCCCGCTGACGTCGTTCACCGAGGCGGACGCGATTGAGCAAGCCCCGCCCAACGCCGAAGGCTACGCACAGTTCAAGGTCTCGATCGGGACACGGTCGGTAGGCTCGCATACCGTGTTCGTGCAAGTGGTGAACATCGGCGATGAAGGCACTGAACAGGTAAGCGACCCCTCGGACGTGCTGACGTTTACGGTGAAGGCCCCGAAGGGGAAGCCGGCGAAGCCCAAGGCCACCGGGGTGACGAAGTGAGCAGGTGGGTCAGCGTCCTCGCGCTCGTGATGGGCTGCGCCGTGCCCGCGGCCGCCCAGGTGGATACCAGTATCGTCCCGACCGAGGGGCGCACGACCTGGGCGCCTGGGGTGAAGACTGGCATTCCCGCGCGCGCGACCGTCTGCGCCACGATTCAGGCCTCCACCTATGGCAACGGCGCGTCGGAGAGCTCGGCAGGGATTCAGGCCGCCCTCGCGGCGTGTCCCACCGGACAGACGGTACAGCTCTCGGTCGGCACGTTCCTCGTCAACAACTACATCCTGATCAACAAGGCGGTGACGCTGCGCGGCGCCGGCGCCGGCAGCACCACGCTGCGGAAGACCAACGGCGCGGTCCAGGGCTCCTACATGGCGGAGGAATACGAGCCGATCGTGATCATCGGTCCGGCACGTTGGTCGAGTCTCGACACGGCGTCGACGGTGAATCTGTCATCGGATGGCGCGAAGGGCAGCCACGCGATCACGGTGACGAGCGCAGCGGGCTACGTCGCCGGTCAATTCGTGTTCCTCGATGCAGATGACTACAACACAGCGACATGGATCGATCTGCCGAATCGCAATGGCGCGCCGACAACGGCGAAGATCTGGGCCTCCGATCGCGTCGTCTTCGCCAAGCACAACCCGCCCGACCCTGCAGACGATCCCTTCCCTGATTCGCTCGTCTGGTTCAGTCGCAGCGGCCGACCGGTCAACGAGGTGAAAGAGATCGCATCGGTCAGCGGGAACACGATAACGTTCACGACGCCACTGCACACATCGTATCCCACCGCTAAAGTGGCACAGGTGACACGGTGGAGTGGGCCGCACCTGAGGGGCGGCGGCTTGGAAGACCTTACCGTCACCGGCGGATCAGACAGCAATGTGCGGTTCGAAGCCGCCGCGTATGCGTGGGCGAAGAACGTCGAGAGCACGGCGTGGCTCGGCGAAGGCGTCATCGTCAATGGGTCGTTCCGCGTCGAAGTGCGCGACTCCTACGTCCACGACTGCGTGCATCAGTATCCGGGTGGCGGTTGCTACGGGATCGGTCTCGCATGGGCCTCGTCTGAAGCCCTCATCGAAAACAACATTGTCCTGGGCGTGAACAAGGTCATGGCGGCGAAGTCTGGCGGAGCCGGTTCCGTGGTGGGCTACAACTACATGGATAATTCGCTCATCGGGAATTACCTGGACTGGGTCGAGGTCGGCATCAACGCGAGCCACATGATCGGCCCGCACCACGTGCTGTTCGAGGGCAATCAGTCGCACAACTACGACAGCGACGACACGCACGGCAGCTCCTTCGGGATGACGATTTTCCGGAACCACCTGGTCGGCATCCGGCGCGACTACCCGGGCCAAGTCAACGGCCGCGCAGCGGGGCTCATGTTCGGGTCCTGGTGGCACTCGTTTATCGGGAACGTCCTTGGCGAGAGCGGCAAGATGACCGGGTGGCTGTATGACGAGTGGATCGCGGCCACCGGCCACATCTTCAAGCTCGGCTACGCGCCGTCGCACTGGGAGCAAGCCCAGGACCCGAAGGTGCTGTCGACCGTGCTGCGCGACGGCAACTGGGACTACCTGACCAATACGGTGAAGTGGGACCGTCCAGCGCAGGCGCTGCCGAACTCGCTCTACCTCTCGGCAAAGCCCTCATTCTTCGGGAGTCACGCCTGGCCGTGGGTGGACCCCACCGGTGCGACGAAGCTCGGGATCCTGCCTGCGCGGGAGCGGTACGAGACGTGGGTTGCCGCCCCCCCAGTTCGAAAGCTTCGAACGATTGTGACGGCGCCGCCGGCGCCGTGATCGAGAAGGCCGGCGAGTGAGCACCTGGCCGCTGGGAACGCAGGCTACCCCGGTCTGCGAGGTTGGTGGCTCACTCCCGGCCGAGTATCAGGCTTGCGGGTTCAAGCCGGGGCTACTTGGCAGCGGCATCCAGTGGGTCGGCTGAATACGTGAGCCGAACTCTTTCATCGTGCCGAGGCCAATCAGCCACCATGTGTCAGCAGCGAACACGACTCGATGAGCGCTCGCTGGTGTGAAGTCATATGCTGGAACCCACGCCAGAATGGGCGTCCCATCCTTCGGGGCTTCGTCAATGACACGCCAGCTCATCTGCCCGTCGCGATGCGAAGTGCAGTCTGGGCACCACGCCAAGTCGATCGCGTGACCGCAGGCAAGATCAATCATAGCGCCAGATTCTACTCCCGGCCGAGTTTCGACCGAAACAGGCAGGCACCAAGTAGGAAGCCGACTGCCGTGACGACGAGCCATCCGCCGACGGCTGGTGAGTATTGATCCATCACTTCCGCGCCCCTCACGACGGCCTGTGACGCTCCAGGCGGGACGCCGGACGGCATGCTGAGCACAAAGAATCCGAAGAGCAGCGCGACGAGCGCCCCGCCGACGTAGACGCCGCGATACCCTTCGCCGCGCACGGCCAGCCAGGGAATCAAAATGAGTGAGCCAAGGCAGGCTAAAGCGAGCATGGGCTATCTCTGCCTCCGGCCTTCGGCGGTGAGTTTCATGGCCCGTAAGTAGTTTTGCATACCGTCTTTCTCGTCCTCGGTCAGTTGCCTGATTTGCGTCAGTAGGTCCACTTCGGCAGGCGTCACGCCGATCAGGTAGTCCGCCAGCATGACGAGGTGATCGCGCACGCTCGTCGGGAGCATTCGCAACGCGCGTACCATACGCATTTCGGTCGGCGACAGCTCCCACGGATCCTCGGAATGCCGGATCAGTTCACTCGCCGGAACATTAAGGAAAAGCGCGACGCGATCGATTTCGTCCAGTGAGAGCGGGAACCGACCCGCGAGCATGTTGGACACCCACTGCTCGCGATGGTCGATCCATTTGGCCAGGGCTCTATTGGTCTTGCCCTGGTCGTCTAACAGCCGTCGAATTCGTTGCCGTACGCGCGTCCGAGCATCGGTCGCCGTCATAGCGGTCACTAGTAAACCACGGAAACGGCGAGACTTACGGGCGGATAAATTAATACTTTACAAGTTATCGAAAATGGGTAAACTAGTCCTCGTTGCGTCACATGACTTCCAAGAACCTACGCGCGCCGCGCAGTCTCCATGAGTGGATGGATCGCACCGGCACCAGTAGCCGGGGCCTGATTGCGCTGGTCAAGCGGCAGACCGGCCGTGACATCTCTGAGACGGCGATGAGCTTTATTGTTCGGGGATCGCGACGTTGCTCACGAGCGAATGCGGAAGCCCTGCACCTTGTGACGGGTGTTCCGGTGCGGCGGCTGATGCGGTGGGCGAAACCTTCCGAATTGGATAAGTCTTTGGTCGTTGGGCCTAGCCATGCCGCGTAATTCGTTGGGGAATTCGCAACGTCGTATAATACACGTTCCATTCCCTGACGCAAATCCGAAAGTTTTACTGTATTCGGCGGATGACGTTGCCCGTTTCTGGGCGAAAGTCGATAAGTCATCGACCTGCTGGACCTGGACCGGAGCCACGCTCGGGCAGAACGGGTACGGGTCGTTCAGCATGGCCCGAGGCCTCAAGCGTGGATCCCAGGGTCCACGTTACGCCCACCGTGTCTCCTGGGAGATGGCCAATGGCCCGATCCCGGTAGGTCAACACGTCCTGCACGCCTGCGACGTGCCCCTGTGCGTCCGGCCGGACCACCTGTTCCTCGGAACGCACCGGCAGAACATGGAGGACGCCGCTCGAAAGGGTCGGCTCCACGTTCCCCGTCCAAAGCGCCAAAAAGTCAGCGACGCGGAAGTCTCCCAAATTTTCACCCTGATCGCAAGCGGCCATACCCAGGTGTATGCGGCCACGCGGTTCGGCGTGTCCAAGGGCTTTGTCTCCATGCTCGTGAAGGGCAAGCGACGGCAATACGAATCACGGTCGTCTCGCCCAACGACGCCAGCGCATAGCCCTGCGCGTGCGTCGTCGGACTCTCCGGATCAACACGTCAATGAAAGGTAGTCGAGTCATGCACATCAATGTCGGTGGTTGCTGGAAGGCTGAAGCGTCTCTGGACGATCTCCTTGTCGCGTGGCTGCGCGAGAGCATCGCCAACCCAGCGGTGTAGTCACATGGTTCCCCCCAGTGACGAGCTGCAGGCACCAGCGCCAGTCCGTGATGGCTCGCTCCCGGCAGGCGTCGGCAGGTTGGCGGGGCAGGTGCGGCCCATTGTCGTCAGTCCCGCTCAAGTCATCGCGTTGGAGTGGGGGCTCGGGGAACTTGCTGAACTGCTCTACGGGAAGCCGACGGGGCGGCGGGATGCGCGGCATGGCTGAGAGTCTCGCACCGCAACCGTCTGGGCGTCATCTCATCAAGTTTGATGAGGTGCCCCTGGTGATGGCGAAGGCGTCTCTCAACAAAGTTGAGGAGTCGCAGGCGCGAAAGGGTTTCGGCGAGATTTTGCGGCGGGCGGTTGAGTTGGCCGGACTGATTGAGAAGGAAGCGGCGGAACAGATGGGCGTGGATCGGGCGCAGTTTGCGCGGTGGCTCGGTGGGCAGGAGAACCCGCAAGTGTGGCGGTTCCAGCGTCACCCCCTGATTGGCCCGGCGTTGATTGCGGCGCAAGCGGAAGTCACACCTGGCGCGACGATTCGAACGGTGATCGAGCTGGAACGGAAGGTGGGTGCCTGATGGGTACGTGGTGGGACGCCATCTGGATGATCGGAGTCGTGGGGGCGGGGTCACTCTTGGTCGTCGTGGTGTTCGCGCTCGCCTTCAAGGCGATGGATCAGTGGTTCAGCGAATGACGTTCGTGGGCGTGCTCGTGGTCGTGTTGCTCTCCGTCTGGATCGTGTTCGCGATCATCGATCGCGTGGTGGGCTGGGCCTTCGAACGCCACGAGCGGCGGCGCAACGCGAAATATCCACAGGAGTTTCTCTATGCCGACGTGGGCCGAATGCATCGCGAAGTGGACCGAGAAGTCGAGCGACTCGCGGCTTGGGTGCCTCCTGCGCAATCTCCAACTGCGACGGCAGGACCGACGTCTGGGGCGCGAGGCCCATACCGATCCCGAACGGCGGCGCCGCGCCTGGGGGCCCCCGATCGGCAGTCGGAGTACGGACAGAGCACGTCACTCATCGGCACGGCGCGCGTAGAGGGGCAGCGGTGAGCGGCTCGGCCTTGCTTGTGGAGGCGGTTGTGCGGGACGGAGACATCCACGTCACCGACAGCTTCTACAAGACGCGCCGGCAGAAAGCGGCGAAGGCCTGGGGCGACGGCACGGCGCTGCGCATTCGCGTCGAACCAGAGGACGAAGCGGCCACCTGGGGGCATTACAAGCACCTCCACGGCCACCTACTGAAGCCGACGTCCGACGTCACAGGCTACACCGTCACAGAACTGAAGGCCGACATGAAGGCGCTCTTCCTTCCGGACGGTATGACGTCATTGACGGACATGAACAAGGACGAGTTCGAAGAGTTCAACCGGAGCGTGGAGCAGTGCATCCGGGAGGAATACCCGGCCGACTGTTGGGACGCCTGCCAGAACGCCATGTTGCTCTCGGATCGGCGACTACGCGCATAGACGTAAAGGGGATAGGGCCGTGGCGAAGATGAACCAACTCGACAAGGCGATCGCGGCGCTCGAAGCCAAGCGCGACGCGCTGGACGCGGCGATCGCTGAACTGAAGGAACAGAAGCGGAAGGCTCCGGCTGCGAGGCGTCCGCGTGCGGTGCCTGAGAAGGTGACGGCCTAAAAACACGAAGGGCCGCTGGTGGGCGGCCCATGAACACGCGGATAGGAGCCGCGCATCCAATGACTCAGTCTAACACCAACGACCGAACGGCCGTGCTCGACCCGGAAGAAGTGAAGGAAGTATCAGCGGCGCTCGACGTCGTCGGATCGGTGGTTCGTGGCGAAGTGGACATGCAGGTAGCCACGGCACGGCGGTGGCCGCGTTCGGTGAAGGCCTTCCTCCATGCGGCCAAGGAAATGGCCACCCTCGACGAAGAGACGGCCGCCAGTTGCTTCTATGCGCTGCCACGAGACGGCAAGACGGTGGAAGGGCCGAGCGCACGGTTGGCGGAGATCTGCGCGAGTGCTTGGGGGCACATGCGGATCCAGAGCCGGATCATTTCAGAGGACGAGCGGTTCATCACGGCCCGTGGCGAAGCCTGGGACGTGCAGACAAACGTCGCGATCGGTTACGAAGTGCGGCGCCGAATCACGGGACGGAACGGCCGCAAGTATTCAGACGACATGGTGACGGTGACGGCTAACGCGGCGAGCTCGATCGCACTTCGCAACGCGGTGTTCAAGGTGATCCCGTCGGCGTTCTGGCGTCCGCTGTTCCTGGAATGCAAGCGCGTGGCGGTGGGTGACGTCCAGACGCTCGTGAGCCGACGCGACAAGATGCTAGCGCACTTCCAACAGCTCGGCGTCAGACGGGAGCAAGTCTTCGAGCAGCTCGGTATCGGCGGCGTGGAGGACATCACGCTCGATCACCTGGCCACGTTGCGCGGCCTCGCCACAGCGCTCCGAGACGGTGACACGACGGTGGAAGAGGCGTTCCCGTCGAAAGTGCAGCCGAAGACCGGTGCAGCCGAGCCGGAAGGGTTCGCGGCCTTCACCGATCTGATGCGCGTCGCGGCCATGCAAGGGGCAGAGGCACTGCAAGCGGCGCTGGCTGCCGGAACGCTTGAGCAACGGGAATACCTCACCAAGCACCAGAACGCCACCTGGGAGTCTCTGAAAGCCGCGGCCATGCAAGCCGACACCGTGAAGAAGGGCGCCGATGCCGCTCAATCCTAACGTCGACGTGCTCAACGTCTCGCAGCGTTCACCGGAATGGTGGACGGCGAGGGTGGGCCGTGTCACCTCGTCGAAGTGTGACGCGATCTTCACGAAGGGGCGGAAAAAGGGTGAGGAGTCCGTCCAGCGCAGGGACTACCGGCTGGAGCTGGTGTGCGGCCAGATCACTGGACGTCCAGCCGAGGACATGGACGCGTACAAGGGGCCGTGGGTGGAACGCGGCAAGGCGCTCGAAGCGGAGGCCAGGGCCGCGTATGAGGCTCGCTTCGCCTGCATGGTCTGGACGCCTGGGTTCCTCGCGCACCGGACGCTGAAGGTGGGGAGCAGCCTGGACGGCGTCGTCGGGAACTTCGAGCGGGTGCTGGAGTTCAAGGTACCGAAACCCGCGACACACCTTCGGTGGATCCGGGCTGGCCAAGTGCTCCCCGAAGAGTACGAGTCGCAGGTGCTCATGCACTTCGACGTCTCAGGTGCGCCGGTGACGGACTTCGTCAGCTACTGCCCGGACATGCCGTCCGCGATCCAGTTGCATGTCGTCACGGTGCAGCGTCCGTCAATGGATCTGTTCGTGGCTGGTGTCTCCGAGTTCCTGCAGGAAGTCGAGAAGGAACGTCTAGACGTGCTGAAACTGATCGACGCGGCGATCGCCAAGGCTGCGTGATGCCGCAACTGTTGACCTGGCAATCGCGCTGCCTCCGCTGCCAGCAATTGTTCACCGCGACCGAGGCCTACGTCGATCTCTGCCCACGGTGTCAGGCCGAAGAAGACGCCATGTATGGGAATGAACGTAACGCGATGGACGTGGACCGTGAGCCTCCGGCCTGGAGTCGTGCGGCCATGCGGGAACGTCTCGGCGTCACCGGGGACGTGGACGAGTAAGTGGCGATGGACATGTCCGCCCTGCCATTCGGCAAGCAAGGCCGTGAGGCTGCCCAACTCGCCCGCCGGCAAGCCAAGGCCGATCTGAAGACGCACGAGAAGAACGAGAAGTCCAAGGTAGTGGCGCGCGACGGTTCGCGCTACTGCCGACTCGTCCCTCGCTGTCAGGAAAAGACGCTCCACGAAACCGCCCACTTGGAAAACAAAGGCATGGGCGGTGATCACGGCAACCGCACCGATGCCGCGCTCATGGTGCGGGCCTGCTTCTTCCACCACCAAGGCGTGTGGTCGCTGCACTCCAACGATCTCAGCGTGGAGTTCCTGACGCCTGAACAGGCGAACGGTCCGATCGAAGTGTGGGGCAAGGACGAACAGGGCCGAGAGTTCCTCGTGGGACGTGAGTCGTCGGTTGGCGTCTGGGAAAGAGACTGATGCCGCGCGTGAAACCTCACCATCATCCCTGCTCCGTCTGCGGGACGAAAACCGAGTGCTCTGGCACCTGGGAAGAGAACTACGACGGAACCCCTGACGTGATCTGTCCAGAGTTCCACTTACCGAACGGGACGACCAATCCCTCGTTCATCTGTGAAGGGTGCTTGTCGGCCGAAGAAGACGCGGCGAAAGAGGTAGCCCGCTGATGGCACGCGCACCACTGATACGGCTCTACGCGGATGAAGCGTGCGCCGACCTCTTCGCTGGCGGTGGGGGCACATCCACTGGTATCGAGATGGCGCTTGGCCGCTCACCCGACATCGCCATCAACCACGACGCCGACGCGCTGGCGATGCACGAGGTCAACCATCCGACCACGCGACATCTGAAGGGCGACGTCTACCACTACGACCCCGACACGGTCGCCAACGGCCGACGGTTCGCGTTCGCGTGGTTCTCCCCAGACTGCACGTATCACTCGAAGGCCAAGGGAGGGATGCCGTTCCGCGACAAGCGCAAGGCCCGGCGCATCCGGGGTCTCGCCTGGGTCATGGTGCGGTGGGCCGAGAGCCTAGTCGCCAAGCCTCGCATCCTGTTCATGGAGAACGTCGAGGAGATCGAGGACTGGGGCCCGCTCGTCGAGGTCGCGCCGGGGGAGTTCCGGCCGGACCCCTCGAAGCGCGGGAGTCACTGGCGTCGCATGGTCGCGCGGCTGCGCGCGGCCGGCTACACCAAGATTGAATGGCGGAAACTCCGCGCGTCACACTACGGATCGCCGACGTCTCGGCAACGTCTCATCATGGTCGCCCGCTGCGATGGGCGGCCGATCGTGTGGCCGGAACAGACGCATGGCCCGCGGAGTGCACAGCCGTTCCGCACGGCGGCCGAGTGCATCGATTTCGGCCTCCCTGTGCCGTCCATCTTCCTGACACCCGCGCAGGCCAAGGCGTGGGGGCAGGCGTACGGCGTTCCGTCGCCACGTCGCCCACTCGCCACGGCCACGCTCAGACGCATCGCGCGCGGCGTGGGCCGGTATGTGCTCGACACGGCGGACCCGTTCATCGTGCCGGTACTCCACCAGGGCGACGACCGCGTGCATTCGGTCCATGAGCCCATCCGGACCCTGACGTGTTCCCACCGTGGCGAGTTCGCCCTGGTCGCGCCGACGCTCATCAACACGCGGAACGGGGAACGACTCGGGCAAGCCCCGCGCGTGTTCGACATTCAGGAGCCGTTCAACACCATCACGGCCGTAGGCAGTCAGGGCGCGCTCGTCGCGGCGTTCCTCGCGAAGCACAACGGTGGACACGAGGCGACTGGGCAAAGGTTCACGATACCCGTCGACACCATCACCGCTCGCGATACCAAGGCGCTCGTGACGTCCCATCTCGTGAAGCTGCGCGGCGGACTCCTGGACCACGTCAATACGTCCCAGGACCTCCGCGTGCCAGCGCCGACGCTGACCGCCGGGGGGACGCACGTCGCCGAGGTCCGAGCCTTCCTGGTGAAGTTCTTCGGGACTGGCGTCGCACGCTCGCTCTTCGACCCGGCCGGCACGCTCACCACAAAGCCACGTATGGGTCTCGTGTTCGTCACCGTCGCCGGTGAGGAGTACGTGCTCGTCGACATCGGAATGCGAATGCTGACCCCGCGCGAGTTATTCGCGCTCCAGGGGTTCCCTCAGTCCTACGTTATCGACCTTGGAGCTGGGCGCTCGAAGCCGTTCACGAAGTCCACCCAGACACGCCTGGTCGGCAATTCAGTCCCGCCGCACCTGGCCGCTGCCATCGTGTCGTGCAATCTCGCGAGCAGGGTGACTGTCCAATGAGAACCTACGACGACAAGCAGATCGAAGCCGTGCTCGTGTCCTGGCTGTGCTGCCGTCGAACCGTCTACGCCACCAATCCGAATGTGGGGTGCTTGTCTTGTCGATCGTAGAAACTCCGAACACAGTACACGGCCGCCTCCTTGAAGCCGTTCACATCAGCGGCTACACGTTCGAACGGGCGTGTGGTGAGTTGGAATGGCTACTCGATGAGGATCGCTGGAAATACGTCGGTGGCGGCTTCGATGACATCAACTCATTCCTGGGAACGATCGACTTCTCTGAATTCAGAATAGCGATCGACCAGCGGAAGAAATTAGCGAAGCGCCTTCAAGCGATAGAGGCAAGCCAGAGGGCGACAGCCAAAGTTCTAGGGGTTGGCAAGGACACCGTTGCGCGCGATCTCGGTGAGCGTGGCGCAAATGCGCCGCCTGTAACTGTGGGGGAGATAGAAACTCCAGAGATCCCGCAGGCGACTGGCGCAAATGCGCCACAGGCCGATCAACCAGAAAACGATCCAGCCTGGTTCAACACCAAGGCCGATCCGTCGAAGGACGCCAAGCGCAACGCGCGGAACGCCGAGCGGGAAACTGAACGCGAGGACAACCGAAACGCACGACCGTCTCGTCCATTTCCGAAAGGGTTGTTCCGGTTGTTCTATGCCGATCCGCCCTGGACGTACGAGCACGTCAAGACGGAATCCCGCGCGATCGAAAACCAATATCCGACCAAGAGCCTTGACTGGATCTGTGAGTGCCCAGATAGCGACGGTAGATCGGTAAGGGAAATCATCGCTGACGACGCGGTGCTCTATCTGTGGGCCACGAGTCCGAAACTCGCTGAGGCGATGCGCGTGATCGAGTCGTGGGGGTTTACCTACCGCACGTGCGCTGTCTGGGACAAGGAAAAGATCGGGATGGGTTACTACTTTCGCCAACAGCACGAGCTGCTCCTGGTGGCAGCCAGGGGCACGCTCCCAGTGCCTGAGCCGTCAGACCGTGTGTCCTCAGTGATCCGAATGAAGCGAGACGGGTTTCACAGTCGAAAACCGGTGCAAGTGATCGAGTTATTGGAATCCATGTATCCGGACTTCGGAAAGAAAGATCGCGTGGAACTCTTCACGCGCGAACTTCGCGCAGGGTGGGCTGGGTGGGGCAACGAGCCGGAGGCGGTGCCGGCGTGAATGGCCTCATTCACGACTTCAACGAACGCGACGACTTTTCCAAGCAGATGCGTGGAGAGCCCGCGTGGATAGCGTTCTATCAAGACGTCTGGCCGAACGCCACGCTCTTGGTTCGCATTGACGCCAATTCCAAGTATCAGGAGTGGGGCATCGATCGGCATATTTATCTCCCTCACGGCAAGATGATCGCGATCGATGAGAAGGTGCGCGATCCGGAGAGGGCTAAAGACCGGGACGGTGATCCGTACACGGATATTCTGATCGAGGAGTTCAGCGTCTTCAAAGGCGATCGGCACGTCCAGAACAAAATTGGGTGGACGCTTGATCCGAAAAAGCATTGCGACTACGTCGCGTACGCCATTCCAGCGATCGGAAAGTGCTACCTCCTGCCATTTGAACTTCTGCGGTTGGCGTCACGCGAGAACCTCGCGAAGTGGAAGACGTTGAAGGATGAGAAGGGACGTAGGTGTTACCCGCTCGACGCTCCAAATCATGGATACATCACGCGAAATTGTAGCGTCTCATGGCCACGTCTTCAGGTAGCCCTGAACGAGCAAATGGCGCGGATGCGAACTGACGGCACGCTTGTACTACCCACGCCAACGATTCACGGAAAGCAAGCCGTGTTTGAGTGGGGCCGCAACGAGGAATAGCCTCAAATAACGGACCGAAACGCAACGAACACAGGTGGGTGTCGTCTGACGTGGCACGTATTCGCAGTATCAAACCGCAGTTTTTTCTGAATGAGGAGGTGGCGGCGCTTCCGTTTCAGTGGCGACTCTTATTCATTGGCTTGTGGACACAGGCCGATCGCGAAGGGCGACTCGAGGACCGACCGGTAAGGCTGAAAGCAATGATCTTCCCCTATGACGACTTGGACGTCAGCGACGGGTTGGGCTGTCTGGCAAACGCCAATCTGATCACCAGGTACGAAGGGAATGGTCTGCGGCTCATCTCCATACGGACATGGGCGAAGCATCAGCAACCGCACGTCAAAGAGCAGCAAAGTGAATATCCACCACCACTTACCGACGGTGATCAAAAGCCCGGTGCAAGCCCGGTTCAAGAACCCCTGATCCGGATCAGGGAGCAGATCCAGGAAGGGAATGGATCACGTACCGCGCTCCGCGCGTCGTTCGATCGGTTCTGGGCGGTCTATCCACGGAAAACCGCGAAGGACGCGGCGTTGGCGGTATGGCTGCGCCTGAAGCCCAACTCCCAGACCATCGCGGCGATCCTGGCGGCCGTCCAGGTGCAGGCGAAGAGCTGGGACGATCCCCAGTTCATCCCGCACGCGCGAACGTGGCTCAACCAGAAGCGCTGGAACGACGAGACCGCGCCCGGTCGCCAGGTGCCGGACTTCGTCAGTGACGAACCCATGTGGGTCTGTCCCCACGTGGTCGAGTGTTCGAGCGCGTGGATTTGCCGGAATGCGACCGCTGCGAACAAACCTCGGAAGACGGTGTCGGCGGCCTCGTCATGAGGACGTGGGTCCGTTCGCCGAAAGGCCGGTCGTGTGGGAGTTGCGGGAAACAGATCCCTGAGGGTGCGCCGGCGCTTGAGATCACAATTCACGCGACACGCCTCGACAGGTGCGCCCCGTGCACCAAGAGGATCTTCGAAGAGGATCCGCCGGAGACGTTCCCAGAAGAACACCTGGTCGTTCCGGCGCCAGGGTTGCCGTTGGATGTGCTGCGTCAACCGGACTTCGTGACCCCGGCACAGGTATCGCGATCAGCGCGGTTCAACAGCCTGCGACAGGCCGGGAGGATCCGACGGTGATCCAGTTCTTCGTCTCCTGTGTCCCGCCAACCGCGAACCACCAACGCAAGCGGATCGTGCGGATTGGGAAGTTCTCACGGTTGGCCGACAAACCCGAACTCGTGGCGGCAAAGGCCATGCTCGACTCGATCCTGCTTCCTCACCAGCCCGTGACGCCGATCGTGGGCGCCGTGGCGATGACGTTGGAATTCACATGGCCCTGGCTGAAAGGCCACGCCAAGAAGGTGAAGGCCCAAGGTCGCATACCGCACACGTCCCGACCGGATTGCTCGAACGTGACGAAGACACTCGAGGATCGTCTCGTCGCGTTGCG